TTGCCTTTGCTTCATTAATGCCCTCACGAAGTTCCAAAAATCGACGACTATTATCAACGTCTGAAATGAGATTGGCAAATTCGGGCAATTCAGAAATAGTTTTTACAACACAATGACTTGAAGAGGTATTGACTGGAAGACGTGTAGGATAAACCTTTCCTAACGACATCGCACGTGGTGTAATAATTAGCATAAACAAAAATGCGAGAACATATTTCATCGTTTAATTATGTTTTGTTTTACTATACTTGTTTAAAAAAAACGATTTCAATTTTAATTATACATAGCATTTTTATTTAAAAATTATAAATTTTTAAACAAAGCAAATCTATAATTAATTAATGACCTCCAATATATTTGAATTATTATAGCGTTATTATTTGTAATTGCTATTTGTCTAATATATTCTTTTGCTTGTGTATCATTTACTAGTTTTGTTATATTTTTACTATACATCAAAGGTTTATATGTATGATAATTATAAAATTTTGAATATTTCATTCCATATCTATATCCCCTATCTGTTTTAGACATTCCTGTAATCTCTGTTAATCCAGCACGGCCAAATTTATAAAATAATATACTTCTAATAAATTCTAATCTTGTTTTATTTAACAAAATTGGATGAACACATACAAACCAATCATCCCTAAAAGATACATTGTGAATTCTTTTATTTTGTATATTAAGAGAACTCATACACTCTCCTACTGATGTATATGTATTTATTATTTCATATGTATAAGCATTATAATGTTTTATCTTCAATAATTTCTTACAAGTTTGATTTAAAGTTTGTTCAGATTTAGTAGCCCATCTTAAATTTTCTACACAATTATTTTTAGTGTTATTATCAATATGATCAATAGAGTTATATGAATCATTTATTTTATTATCTAACCAAGTTTCAGCAACTAGTTTATGAACTTTGTTACCACTAAAATGATAATATCCAGCATGATCTAATGTTCCTTGTGTAATATTTCGTCTATCTTTAATTCTTCCTTTGTTAGATATTTCTAACTTCAATATTGGATGTGTTTTCCATTCTTCATTATCAATAGTTTTATTTTCTGTAAATTCAATACGATTAAAACCATTAGGCGGTGATTTACCTGTTCGTAAAAATCTGTGAATATTACCTGCTCCTTTTTGTCCTAATTTTTTACTTAAATCAACAATACTATCAAAACTTATTTGTTCTTTAGTTAAATCATTATATGCTATACCTGACGTCCCTTGTGTTTTGCCTGCTTTTTTACCCCTATCCGGATTATCAATAGATGTTTTTCTACCATGTTCTTGTATAGTTAAACATTGTAAATTTTCAATAGAATTATTATTATAATCTCTATCAATATGGTCAATTTGCATATTTTCTTGAATTAATTCATTATATATTGCTTCATATTTAAATCTATGAAACTGAACCACACTATTTTCTTTAGTATGTAGATGTATCTTTCTAAGACCTCTTGTTCCTTGTGTTTTTTTTAATGCTTTTCCAGAGTTGATATTAATAATACTATCTGTTATAAAATCATATTTATGGTTTGTATGTTTAGGATGAATATATTCAGTTTTCTTTTTATCAATAGTCTCTAATTTTTTTATATGTTGCTCATATAATTTTTCAATAAAACATTGTGGACAAGGACAATAAGCATGTGTTTTACTACATTCAATAGTTATATTAAATGCGCCGTGCTTTGTACATATTAGACACAAAACTGAATTACTACCCGAATAACTTTTTTCAGTTTCATAATTAATTACAATGCGATTTTCACTATTTTTATAGAGTTCATTCAGTTCAGTAGTCAATATTTTAAAATCTTTATGTTCTACTTTACTACATTTTAAGCATCCACCATTACCTAACATATGATTTTGAAATAAAATATTAAAATCATATTTATGAACATTACAATAAATTATACAATAGGTTTTAGCATCTACATATATAAATTTATCATAACCAAATCTTTCACCGTATTTTTCTTTACTTTTTTTTATAGCATTTTCAGTATTTATCCTATCAATACATTTTGTTTTACTATTTAAATGTCTATCTAATTTAGATTTAGATGGAAATGGTTTATCACATAGATTACAAACATTAAACATTTATTTATTTACTCTATATATTTATGATTTATTTATATATCAATTTTAAAAATAAAAATTGATATATAAAAGATGCTTAATAATTATAACATATTAAAAGCATTATGCGTTTTACAAAAGCAACCAAGTTTTTATATAGCAAGACGCTATTTAATATGTTATTTTTAAATGAAGTGGGGCCTCTTGGGCGATGGAGTCAAGAACGATGCGCTATTAAATTAAACAAGAAAATAGATTTGGCAAATGAAGACAATTGTGGTCCTTGTGGTGAATATATATTAACTAAATTAGATTTGACTAAGACAAAAACAAATAAGATTTCTAGTGTTAGTCCATATTTAATTGCCGAACACGAAGAACAAGAGCAAGTAAAAAATTAATCATCAAATAGTGCGCTCAATTTTATATTTGCCTCATTATAATATTTTTTCCTATATTCTCTCATAGTTTCATCTTTAATACGTGTAGTTTTAAAATAATTATATGTTTTATTTTCTTGTAATAATTCTATTATAAAATATAACGCATACATCCCACATTGTCCATCTCCGTATTGATGTGTGAAACCTTCATTGTTATCGGCAACTAATTTAATATTTAGATTATGTGCCTGATTTACTATTCTGTCAATTAAAACTTTAATTTGTTTTGGTTTTTTAGTTCCATTACTATCAAAATAAAAAATAAATTTTTTAGTTAAATCTAAAAACAATGCTATCCAATGTTGTCCTGGTTTATGATGGGGATCAGTATTAAATATTACGCCTATTTTACTAATTTTATTTCTTATGTGTTCCTCTAAATTGAAATTACATAATTGCTCCCATACACAAGTTGAAAACAATTCTTTCGAGTCAAAATCTATCGGTGATGGTCCAATAAACTTAAAATTCTTATTAGATTTTTCATATTGCTTCATTATTTTTATTATATCAACACTGGATAACCAAGTGTTAGGTTTAGTAGACCATCTTTCCGGAGAGAAAGGTTTAAATATTTCTTTTACTAATAATTCACTATTATTAACTTTTTTTAATGGAGTATTTTTTAACCAACATAATTCATCATAACATTGTTTGTCTAATTTGTTTTTAAAATATTCCCATATTTCTTTGCTATTATTTGTAACTATTTTATCACTATTATTAGCATTCCATACATTTTTAAATAATTGTAAATTGCTCCTTGAATAGCAAGTAAAATCTTTTAACTCTTGGTCTATATTTTTGTTTTGATATGGCGAACATTTAAGTTTATTAAATTGTTTATTAAATTTACGAGTTGTTCTTTGTTTATGTCTATGTAAACGCATTTTAAATGGTGATTTTTTTGTTTTTGTAAAATTTTTATACATGTTATTTTTAACATTAATCATAATAATTATAGTTTTGCTAATTAATATATAATTATAAAAAAATTATTCCCTTTTTTGTGGAAGTATTTTTTTATTATATTTGTTAGATTTTCTAACAACAAATAAATCTAAATTTTGTATTTTTTTTGAAGTTTCATTTTGAGGACACATACAATTAATAGTTTCGGCAGTTATATTAAAATCACCAACATTTTGGTTATTTATACTAGTATTTGAGTAATCTTTTAGTTCATCTTTTATTATGTTTTTCATTTTTTTTTCTTTTAAATGTAGTATTAAGTTTAAAACATATAATAAATAATACATTTTGTATTTTTCATTTATGTTAGTATTAGTGTTAACATCATTAACATTACTATTACTAGTTAATAGTTTTTCTAAAGTAGAATTATTATATTTTAAAATTTGCTCTTTATATAAATTAATATTGTCTTCTAAATTATCGAAAATTTCTTTTAACAAACTATTATTACTTAATAAATTTTCTAATTTATTTGTTTTGGCATATTGAACTTGATTTGTTAAATATAACAAGTCTATATTGTTTATAAAAGATTCAATAGGTTTGACTTCTTTGACTTCTTTTTGCTCTTTTACTTCTTTTTGCTCTTTGACTTCTTTTTGCTCTTTGACTTCTTTTTGCTCTAAATCAATACTTACTACATTCATTTGTTTTGACTTCTTAATTTTATTATTTTTATTATTTTGTTTCATAACTTACGTATTATAATAAACTTTATTTTAAATCTTTTAATTGAACTCGTGTTGAGTTATAAAATATCTCATTTCCAATAGAACTTGATATATTTGGATTAAAATCATTAAAACTTTCTTGTTTAAATAATAATTGTGCGTCTAAATTAGTATTGTGTGTTGCAAAATTAATATTATTTTCATATAAATCACTAGAAGTATTTGGAAGATACGCTACTTGGTCTGCTTTTTGTAAAGCAAAAAATTGGTTTCTTAAAGTAGATTCCCTGTCAACATTTGTTGCAAAACCGCAAAAATGTGGTTTTCTAGTTCCTGGAAAAAATGTGCTATTTACATCATATACTTCTCTATTATCTATAGGCACCGATGATTCAATTTCATGATTAGATGTAGGCATCAAAGTATATTTTGTATTTACTGGTCTAAATGAAAAATTCATTGCTAAATTATTTGATGGAAAATTTCTATTTGCTATTGTTTTATTCATTGTATTATGTTGTTCAAAATTATGTAAAGTTACGTTATATAAATCATTAGCTCTTGCCATTTATATTATAAATACTATATAAATTTATTTAAACAATTATTATAATATAATAGAAATTCATATTGCTTTAAATAAAAAAAATTTATTAATTAAATTTAAACATATAATTTTAAAACATATAATGTTTATACATATTTAGCGCTTACGCTCCTTGATAATATTATAATTATTTAAGTTATATATTTTGTAAGTCTTGTTGTTATTATTATACATTTGTGCTTTTGGTAAATAGCGTTTTGCTTCATATTGCTGCTTCTTAAGTTGTAAAAGTTTATCTTTCTCTTGTGTTTTCAAATAATTTAAGTCAAACATACTGGTCATTGCGCTATTGGTATTAAGTAGACTGAGCAAAATAACTGCCGAACTTGCCATTTTATAATTTACACTTTTATCAATAAGTAATTAAAAAAAAAACTAATCAATTTTTTTTATTATTTTTACAACAATAAAAAAAATTTGATATTATCTAACCCATTACATTAGACATCACATATCACACATCACACATCACACATTCCAAGTAAATATAGTTATTTAAATAATAACTATATTTACATGACAATATGAATATTATCTATTTTAAAAGCATTTTGGCGAACTAGCGGTGGCGGTTTTCTATTAACTTGCCTATAATAATTAATAATGTAGTTTCTAATATAGAATATAAAGTTAATTACTCGAATATTAGCATTAGTCTTATTATTGTTATTCATCTTTAATATTTTAATACTATAAAAAAATATTTGTTAAAGCAAATCAATTTTTTTTAGCCATAACATATTATTTACTCGGCATTTGAAAGACTCGTGGCATCATTGTTAAACCATGTCATTTTAATAGTCGTAATATTAGTTTTTATAATATTATATGATATACTTAAAGCATATAAACTCATTAACTTATAATATTCTTGATTTTGAATCCAACTAATAACTTCATAATAATTACTATAGCGATGTGATATGCTTATAATACTAGGTATAAAGTTATGAATTTCTTTAAGTCCAATAGTTTCTAATTCTTTCCAATACGCATTTTTCCCAAATAATTCATAATTATATTTATCTAAAATACATTCATCCATAGTTTCATAACAATCAATAGGAAAATTATATAAATCTAAATATTTTGTAATATTTTCACTATTCATAACAATAGCTTTAATAGTTTTTTTCATAGTACTAACCACTTCTTCGTCTACCATCATAGTTATGGTGTTCTTATAATAATGTTAAATAATTATTTAATATTAAATATTAAACAATTTTTTTCAAAATCTTTTTTCAAAATCTTTTTTATTATGCCTTATTAATTTATTATTAATTTCTATTATACATTCACTTGTTGATGTAACAAATAAATCAGGAATAAATGCATGGATTAGTGATTTGATACAAGAAAGGAATAATATAAAAGAATAATTTAGAGACGCAAGCATATGTTCTAAATAATCCATATTTGAATCTTTCAAATGTTTAAATGCTAATAACATAATATATAATATATAATATATATAATATATATAATATATATTAAATATTTATATATTTTTTTTAAATAATAGTAAAATTATAAAATATAAAATTATAAATATTTTATATATAGTTCCTAATTTATGAATATTGATTTATTACAACAAGCATTAGAAAATGATGACAATTTAAATATTATAAATACAAATATTCAAGAAATAAAACAAAAGAAAAATGAGATCTTACAAGAACTAGGTTTAAAACGAGAAGATTTAAAAAGTTATCACAAAAAATTAAATGGTTATATGTATATAGATAATATAAAAGATTTAAAATATGGGCGAAATTTAAGATGGATAAATTTAAATAAAATAGATGCTATTAAAATAACTAATGGAGCAGTATTATGCGATATTAAAATTCACGACAAAGGATTAGCATTAGTTTTAAAAGGATACAATCATATTTTTATTACGCTATATTTAAATGAAAATATAATATTTCAAAAATTAAATACCGAAGAAGAAATAATCCTTAAAGCCGTGGACTATTTGCATAAACAAAATTGATAGTGTTGTAAAAAATTGATTATTATTTATTTAATTATTGTAAAGAAATATTCTTTAACATCTTGAAAAATGATTTGCCAATTGCCAAATGATATTATGGAACTTATTATTAAAAATATACCTAATTGTCAAGACCTTATAAATATGAAATTGTCTTCTGTAGTATTATCTCAATTGATTACTAGATTTGCTATTGCTAAAAATATGTTATCTAAAAACTTTAAAAAATTTACTAAGCGACGGTTTTGTGTAAATGTATGTTGCTATGATGATACAGAAGATATATTTACAAATGTTCATAATTATTACTATAGACGCTATGTCCACATATGGCAACCAGCATTAAATGTAGCAAAAGTATTAATTAATAATAAAACATATAAAATTAATTCTCATTATTGTTGTGAGTGCTTCAAAAAAAATGTCTTGGTCGGCAATAATGAAAAAGTATCACATAACTATCGTATTCCCGATCAAGTTAATGTAACATTTTATAAATAGAATAACATAGAGACACCTATAAAAAATTGATTGTTTATTTAAAAAAACAATTTTTTATATTCCGGTCAAACTATTTATACGAAAAAACTTATTAGTTAATGAGTATCACTTTTTGCGACCTAAATAATGATACCATAGCAATTATTATAAGTCATGTAAAACATTATTATTATCTTGCTTTGCTTAAAAGGACGTGCGTAGCTAACTATAATAGCGTTTCGCAGTTGTCAATTGCTAAACTTATGTTGTCTTACAGACTTAGTCAATTTTCACCAAGAACATTTTGTGTTAATATTAATTGTTGTGAAGATACTAAGGAAGTATTTTATAAACATTATCGCAATACTAATTCTGATTACATTCATAACAAGCAATTAGCCTTACAGAAAACAATTGTCTTAATTAATGAAAAAGAATATAAGTTTAATACGCACTATTGTAGCGAATGCTTGAAAAAGTTTGTTTTAGTTGGAGACTTGAGAAATGTTAAACACAATTATGACTATATAGATGAAGTAAATATAACTTATACAAGATGTAAGTATATATTTGTATAATGATTTAAAAAAAATTGATTGTTTTTTTCTCTCTTAACGAACTAAATATAATAGTGAATTATGGAACTCCATACTTGCGCCTACGAACCCTCTAATGCTTATAACTCGGATTATGAAAAAATTAACATTGGTTATGTTATTATGTGCTTCATTATTATTTATAGCACAACTTTAAGTATTGTGCTAAGTGTAAAACAACTTATTCAAGTCATTAAGGAAGAAGAAGAGGAAGAAGAAGAAGAGGAAGAAGAGGAATTCATTAAGGAAGAGGAAGTTATTAAGGAAAAGGAAGTGGAAGTTATTAAAGAAGTAGATAAAGAAAAGAACGAAGAAGAATTGTTGCTTGCCAATTATAATGCTAAAGAAAGAGCATTAGCATTACAATCAGCATATGAAGAGCGCGCTAAACTTACATTTGAAAAATGGCGCGAGGCATATAGTAAATTATTTAAAGCTACACGTTCGCATGATGATGGGACCTCCTCCTACACCGAGAACGCCAACATGTATTATACCTTTTTGTCAAAGGTACAAGAAGAATATCTTGAAACAAATGAAAAATTAACTCGTTTAGAGGCATTTAATGCTTTGAAAAAAGCAAGAGCTATAGACTTAAACCATTATAAAGAGTTCAGTCATTTATTCAATACTTAAATAGCAAATGTTGCTATACTTTATTAAAATTGATTACTTTTTTTTCAGCATTTATTTATAGTCCGGATTAAAGCAAAGCAATCAAAGAGCAACGAACAAAGAACAAAAGCACTATGACAACAGACCACGTCTCATTTTCGGTTGCACAAGAGAGGTTGCTTGAGTTTTTTGAGAAGTTTGTTCCGTCCAAGCGTTTATACTGCATCAATCCTAAGTGTGTAGAGGAGACGGAAGGCGCTGTGCTGTATATATGGAAGGCTAACTCACTATCATACGAACACACGGATCGGCAGGCGGCGTTGAACGTTTCAATCATCTGGGTGAATGGAAAGAAGCAATGGATTAGGTCTCATTACTGTTGCGAGTGCTTCAAGAAACATGTTTTGGTGGGAGACAACAAGCATACTTCACAGCACTATGAGTATTATTGTCCAGGAGTTCAAGCGGTGGAAGTGTACTTTCATTATGAGCCGGTGCATTCTACGTGGTTCAATAGTATTACAAAACGCGATGAAAAGTTGAGTGAGCGACAACTTTGCATGCTTAGTAGTGAAAAATAATTAATATTATGAGAGAAATTTTATATTAGTTAGTATGTATAAAAAAATTGAATATTTTTTTATTATTTCTTACAGTATCAACTAAATAATAAAAGCTTTAAAAAATGATGAGCGAAAGTAACATTTGCGACTTACCAAGCGTAATCGACTTGTCAAGCGTAATCGACTTACCAAGTGACATTATACTATTCATTGTTAAACAACTTGGCAATTATGAATATTCAATTGGTCTAAACATTACTTGTAAGTCGTTGTCTAAGTTGATTTCTAAATTTGCCTTAACAAAGGTAGCGTTTTCTGTGTTGTTTAGCAGATTTAATCCATATGAATTACAGAGCTATAATCCACTTCGTAAGTATATGGCAAGATGTGTAAATGAGCGTTATGAAGAGGAAACAAAAAATGCGTGTGTATACATATGGGAGGCTCACAATTGGGTTACTTATAAACACATTAGACAAGAAGCACAGAACACAAATTTAATGGTAATTAATAAGAAAAAATTCTGGTTTCGATCTCCTTATTGTTGTGAATGCTTTAAAAGACACGTTTTAGTAGGAAACAACAAAAAGGTTGCGCAACATTATGGAAGTTATTGTTATGGAATACAACAAGTAGTTGTAACCTTTAACACAACACAACCATCTAGTTGGTATGATTGTGCAAGAGATTGGTATGCACCATTAACACAGATACAGGTTAACCATTTAAATGGTTATTATGATTAAAATTATTAAACGTTATAACAACATTTTAATAGATGTTGTTATACTTTTTAAAAATTGATTTCTTTTTTTTGTTATTTATTTATAGTCCGGTCAAAAAGCAAAGAGAGAAAAGCAAAAAAACAATGAACTGCGCTATCAACATCTGCGACTTGCCAAGTGAGCTCATTGCTCTCATTGTTGACCGACTTGGAGACAAAGACTATCTCGTAAGCTTCAAGGAGACTTGTGAATTGTTTAGCAACTCGGTGAGCCAATTTTACATTGCGGGACAGATGGTGGCTACAAAGTATGGAGCGTTTACTGAACGCTATGTTGACAAGCGTTTTGAGAACCAACATGTGATGGGTGACTGTGTGAACGCAAACTGCTACTACGATACTGAAGCAGTGTGTGAGTATGTGTGGAATTATGGTTTCGGGCGCTACAATCATCGCATTCAAAAACCCATGCAGTCAACGACCATGTTTGTCAATGGAAAAGAGTATCCGGTCAAGCATCATTATTGTGCTGAGTGCTTTGTCAAGCACGTTCTATGTGGGTCAAATCCAAACATGTCACGGCACTATGGGGATTATTGCGAAGACGGAGACAAGCAAGTGAATGTATCATTCAACGCTGCGCCTACACCTTCAACTTGGACAAATTTTCAAACGCGGGACAAAGAACCATTGTTACAGTGGCAAGTAAATGCGTTAAACGGTAAGTTTGACTAGATTTGTGTTTTACTTGTTTTGTCTTATCTTTGGTGTAGTGTTTTACTTTTTTTTATTCATTTTTTATTTATTCATTTTTTATTTATTCATTTTTTATTTATTCATTTTTTATTTATTCAAATTATTTTGTAAAATATGATTTTAATATTATTGCTTCAAGTGCTTTAAATTCATCAAAAGTTTTATTTATATTTGCATTTAATATTGAAACATCAATAACATATACTCCTATTAATTTTAATTTATTAGTTATTTGATTTGCTGGTATAGTGAATTCAATAGACAATTCAACAGGTAGTTCATTAACATTAATATGATATCCAAATTGTGGATGCATACATGCCTTATTTTTACATTCCTTATCATCTATTGGATTGTCTGTTTGTATAGATTGTGATAAATATTTATATGGAATAGTTTGTAATGTTTGATATATATTTAAATAATAGTGACTTCTAGTATGAGATTTTAAATCATCCAACAGTTTATCATAATTAGCAAATTCATCATAATTTGATATATTAAAAAAATCATTATTAAGTACTTCTAATGATTTAATAAATAATTTTTGTTTTTCAATAGCTTCTTTTTTATTTAAATCGGCATATTTTATCATACTTTTATCGTGTTCTACATAGTTTTCTATATTTTTTAACTTTTGTAATGCGTCTTCAAGAGAGCTTTTATTCTTTGATGCTAATTCTGATATATACCATATTGAAATAAAGGCATCTAGTCCAAAGAAAAATGGTTTGTTGGTGGGATTAATGTTTTTAACTGGATCTATAAAACTTGAACCATGAAACAATATGCTACCTTTTGGTAATGATGATTTATTTTCATACAATTCACGTGCTAAATTTAAATGTGCTGCCCACGTCTCTTCTTTAGATAAATCTTTGGCCTCAGAAACTTTTGGAAAATCTATTTTATTATACCAAAATGGATACAACTTGTTATCAATTATAGCAGAATCTTGTTTTGTTATAGAAAACAAATTTAATATACTTTGTTTATTCTTTTGTACTGTTTTTGATTTTGATGATTTTCTTCTTGTTAATTTTTTAAGTTTTGATGATTTTCTTCTTGTTAATTTTTTAAGTTTTGAAAACATAATGTTAGTATTTAAAATCACTAAATATTATAAATTGTTTTTTTTTATTCATTTTGTTTCTAGCAGTTTTTCTCCTTCTTCTATAATATTATAATTAAACGACCAATCATCAATTTCTTTTGGTGTTTTGCAACCGTGCTTTATTGCCTCATTATAGCTCCAATATATTGTATTTGGTTTAAGTTTCCACTCCATGCTTAGCAAATCAATTAGTCCAGAGGCATCAAAATCAAATAATTTATAACTTCCACCAACAGCTTGTCCCATATTATCAAATTTCCAGTCTATATACATAATCCCAAGTGCTTGTAAAAAATCTTTTACTTTAGTCATTACTTCTATTATTTCATTTAACTCTGTGCGTGTCATAATAAGTAATTTTTCTGTATCTACTTGTTCCATGTCAACATGGTTAGCATCTATTTTATAATAAGTAACAATATTAGCATGCGCATGTATCATTAATATTTTAATAATTGTTAGCTCTACTTGTTTTGAATAGTCTAATAGGGGGTGTGGCTCACCATAGTTTTTTCTGAAAAAGAGCGCTCCATCATAAGTTTCGTCTGTTTGTTCTCTGCTATTACTATCTGGATAGTAAATGGTAGATTGATTCAACATAAATAATAATAATGTTAATAATAATAATGTTATTATGTACATTGTTTTAAATACTAATTAACTAAACAATTAACATTTAAAAACAACTGGCTGTTATTTATTTAGGTTAATGATTAATTTACCAGATGACCTGTTAACGCATATATTTTATATTCTTAATAAAAATGATTTATACACTTTTTTATGCTTATCAACGCGGTTTAACACACTAATTAGTCATGCACTATTAGCAAAGCTAATGTTAGTAAGTAAGATACATAACTATAGTCCATTAAATAAATGTGTAAATGCATACTGTTACAGGGATACAAAATATCTGTTTTATAATATATATATGCGACATAATACACTTTATAGACATAGTCATCAACCCGCCATTAATAGAAAAACTATAATACATAAAAGACTAAATTATGAAGTAATAAGCCCGTATTGTTATATCTGTTTTATGACGCACATATTAAACGAAGACTTTCCTAAATATATATTAAGAATAGGTTAATTTACTTTATTATTTATTTTATTTGTTTTTTTGTACTGGTTTTTAACGCTAAAATAGTATTATTTTTCATCAGCCTATGTTTATTTGTTTTCCCCGTTTTAAGAGTCATTTTTTTTTTACATGTGAAGCCGTTTATTTTTAAGTTTTTGCGCTGTATTATGCTATAATTACATATTCCAATTGCTCTGCTTTCGGGCTGGTTCTTATTTGGGACTTTTTTAACGCAGCTACATAATTTTTGTGCTATTATTTTTTCGGCTGCTTTTTTCATAGAGCTTAATGATGCGTTGTTTTTAGTTTGAATGTTGTAATAATTAAGCAATTGCTTATAGTCTTGTTTTGAGAGATTCATATTTTATATAATAACATAAAATAGTTAAAATATTGATTTAATTTGAGAAAATCTAGTGCTAATAAAGTTTTGTGCTTTATATTGAATATAACTTTCAATAGAACTTATTAATGTACTTGATAATAGCAAGAATATACCTGAGGAAAATACTAATTGTCTGTCAAATTCTCCAAACTGTTTTTGCTTATAAGTATATGGATTATAATTAATAAATAGTAATAACCCTATATAAATTCGTAAAAAAGACTTTAAAAACTCTAAATATTGTGGAGCATAACCTCCTACACCAAACAATACTATTATATATAATGCAAAACTGGCATTTAAAGAATATAAAAAAATTCTCTCACTTAGCTTAGTCATTGCTAACTATTAATATACATTAATATTTATTAATATACATTAATAAAAAATTGCATTTTCGCATTTTCGCATTTTCGCATTTTTCGCATATTTACAAACTAAAGAAATTGGTAATTCTCTAAAAATCTCTAAAAAATCAATAAAATATGCTTAACCCATAAATGCTAACAAATAAAACTAAGAAAATACCTGTTTTTTTTATGCTGACAAATATATTTTTTTATAAAGACCCAATTTTTTTGATTTTGGACATTTATAAATGTCCAATTTTACTTTAAGTAGCACTTTATGGCAAAAAAAACCTGCAAAATCAGTTTTACAGCATTATGCTCTTAAAATATTTTTAGAAGGTCAAAAAAAGCCTTACCATAACTTTTTTTTGGCAAAAAAGCGCTTTTCTTATAAGTATTGCATACTTATAAAAATACTTATAAATTTTACGCTTTTTGGCGCACTTTTTTAGTTAACAATAATTTGTTACCATTTATGATGTGTATATTCAATATTATAAAAATAGTTTGTAATGATACCTTTTCAATACTTATAAAAGCGCAAAATTTGTATAATTATAAGTATAATGATTTAGAAGTTTTTTTTATAAGTATATTATACTTATAAATGACTTATGAAAAAAGCGCAAAAAGCGCTAATTTTTTTGAGTGCATTATTTGTGACTTTAATACGTGTAAAAAATGTGATTTTAATCGACATTTAAACACGCTAAAACATAAAAACAACGAAATACTTATAAATAATAGCCCTGAGCGCGCAAATAAAATATTTGCTTGTGACTGTGGAAAAGTATATAAACATAATCAGAGTTTATATAATCATAAAAAGCGATGCATGGTAAAATTTAACGATGCAAAAGAAGAAGAACAAGCTAATCCTGTAGTAGTTAATAATAATATTGACCAAACAATGATTATGAGATTGATTAGTGAAAATAATGATATTAAAAATTTGTTGCTTATGCAACAACAACAATTGTTAGAGCAACAAAAACAGTTGGGTGAACAACAACGTCAACTTGTGGAAATAGTACCTAAGATTTGTAATGTTACAAATAATACAGCACATATTAAGCAAAATTTCAATATTAATGTATTTTTAAATGAACAGTGTAAAAATGCAATAAATATGAATGACTTTATTAAGCAAATAAAGTTAACATTGGAAGATTTAGACTTAACAAAAAATAAAGGGTTAGAAATTGGGCTCAGTAATGCTATTATTCAAAGTATAAATAAAATGTCACTATTTGAACGACCATTACATTGTACTGATACCAAACGAGAAACATTATATATTAAAGATAATGATTCGTGGGAAAAAGATAGCTCAAAAACAAAGATTAAGGGTGCATTGCATAATTTAAACAAAGCACACTTTAAATTGATACAAGATTGGATAGCGCAAAATCCGGATTTTAAAGAAAACGATGCTAAGCAAGACTATTTTGCTTATTTATTAAAAACATGCTCTGTCAATCTAAAAACAATAGATGATAAAATAATTAAGAAAATTTGTGCCTGCAATAATTTGAAAGAAGATTTAAAAGAATTAGAAAATATAAATTGTGACTAATAATTTAAAATAATTGCGTATGTTAATATTGGGTTTAATGGATTCTGTGGTTACAAAAGATTCCAATTTAGAAGCAGTAGTTCAACCTCATGTTGTACGCGTCCAAGACATAACAGAAAAGATGAGTACTATTGTAAAAGGGTTGTGTTGGTTTATATTTAGCATACCAGGAGCGGCTACATTATTAGGTATAGCATCCATAATTACTTTATTTGTATATTTGATGTTGTTTATTTTTACTAAATATTCTTTTGGTGGCATACCAAGAGCACGAAATATTTATAGTGGTTTTTATTTAACAACAAGTTTTATTATAGTTATAGTAATTTTTAAGTTTGCAAATCCGATTATAGACCATAACACATCTAAATCTGAAGTATCTGAAGTAGTAAATACTACAAATACGGATAAGTTAATGGTTGATATATTTGATAAAATAAATAGCATTGTAAATATGGCAGCGCTTCCATTTATGATTATTGAAGTATTATTTATAGTATTAGTTGTATTTATTGTAACTTTAATGTTTGTTATAACTTCTTCTTTACTTAGAACATATTATGCTATACAATGTCCTTTAGACAAAAAGATACAACTTGAGTGGTGGGGAAAATTGGTTGATTTTTTAATGTATTGTGGTCTTATTATTTTTTTCTTTTTATATGTTGTTTTTAATGGTGTAATAGTCGGATTAACATCAATTAAGCAACCACATTCATGGTGTACATCGGGTTTATCAATAGTTAGAAAATGGTTTATTATAACACTGGTATATTATATAGTACAATTACTATTTTCAGGCATAGAATACTTGATTTCTAACAATATAATAGCAATTCATAATTGGAGAAACCCACCCGAAGAATGCAGTGATAATCAAACAAAAGAAACAACACAAAGTATGGCAAAAAATATTGAGAATGGCTTTTATTTATTCTTAAATATACTGTTGTGCATATTTATATGGTTAATAATAATTGCTCTAATTGCAGGACATATATATGTATCGGCATTTTTAATTAGTCTTGATAAAATAATTAGTTTGACGGATGTACTCTTTACGGTGCCAATATATTTGATATCGGGAAACATTACAATTAATGGAATAACAAAACTTTTGGATTCTGCGCTTACTAAGATAAAAAGTATAGTACCTGGTAAGATGTTACCAAAACAATTAGATACAGATGCAAGTAAAGTGATAGAGGAGCTTAAATCGCAATTAGCTGACACAAATAGTGGTGTTGGTACAATGTTTGCTAGTTTTAAAAATAACGGATCTGCTGATTTACCAACGGCTAGTTTACCAATGCCTAGTTTACCAATGCCTAGTTTACCAACGGCTGGTTTACCAATGCCTAGTTTACAAATGCCTAGTTTACCAATTCATAATAAATAATAGGTAGGTAAACAATTTAATCGTTCACCATCTACCAAGTAATATTATATAATTTTACTTGTAATAAATAATTTTTTATGTTAGTTAAATAGTATAAAAAATTATTTAAAAAGAAGAACCAAATATTCCACCTAGGGCGCCATTAGCAGCCATGGGTTCCATTGAGTCCATAAACGCAGTTTGCATTGCTTGTGCTTGATAATTATTTGAGTTATTAGCATTCATCATATTTGGTAAAGAATCAATCATGGAAACATTATTATTAGGCATTTGATTACTTGGTGGCGCAATAAGTGTGTTGTCTAATACGTCTGACCGACTCATTTGGTGCATATTGTTGGCAACAATTGGTTGTCTAATTCTAATATTTTGCCCATTCACATTCACTATTGCTGTTCCATTATTATTAGCATTGTTTGTATTAGACTTTGAACCATTCCATAATTGTAGTACACGACTGTAAATAATATTAATCTTGGCTCCTAATTTTGTTTGCATAGTAAACATTAAAAGTAGAGTGGGTATTATAAAACTCACTTCATTAAATTTTGAATACGGAACTTTACTGTAAGTTGGAAAATATCTTGTTATTTTATCAATAAAATAGATTGCAACAAATAATACACCCAATTGTAATATTATTTCTAATATTAATTCTAAATTGTCTTTTTTATCATCGTCTTCTGGAATATATTCTTTTACAAATTTCAATATTAATACAACAGGAATTAGAGCAATAATAATATATTGAAACATATTCAATAGTATTGCTTTATTGTCGCTATCAAAGTTAAATACATAATTTATAAATGATGATGGACCCAATTTAGTAGCCCCTCCTTGTAATTCTGATTCTGAAGAGCCTCCAAACATAGTATTTCTATTATATATAGAAATTAAAAAAAAATTCTATAAATTATTTATACCTAAATAATAAACTAATTTTATTTAATAAAATAAAATAAAATTAGTTAACATTGAATAATAGTTAATAATATAATTTATTAAATAATATTAAATACTAGTTATTAACATTACTATATAACAATAATAATAATGTTAACAAGAGCATGTGAATCTCTAAAATATAGAAATTCTAGTTATCATGAAGAAAATCAGTATTTGAATTTGCTAGATGATATTTTGGCCAATAACACTGAATTTATAGGAAGAAATGGCAAAACATTATCAGTTTATGGGAGTGCTATGCGTTTCTCTCTTGAAAACAATAAAATTCCGCTAATTACAACCAAAAAAGTTGCATGGAAAACGTGTTTGCGTGAACTGTTATGGTTTATTAAAGGTTCAACAAATAATAACATTTTAAAGGAACATAATGTTCATATATGGGATGCAAATGGAAGTCGTGAATTCTTAGATTCGCGCGGTCTGTTTAATAATGATATAGATGATTTAGGACCAATTTATGGCTTTCAATGGCGACATTTTAATGCAGACTATAAATCTTGCAATGATGATTATACTAATAAAGGCATAGACCAGTTGGCAGATGTTATTAATACTTTAAAAGACCCTAAACTTAGAAACTCACGTAGAATGATTATTAGTGCATGGAACCCTTGCCAATTGGATAAAATGGCATTGCCTCCGTGTCACATTATGATGCAATTTAATGTGACAAATGATAACAAATTGAGTTGTTCTATGTATCAACGTTCAAATGATGAAGCATGTGGAACATGTTTCAATATTGCATCATATAGTTTTTTAACACATTTGTTGGCAAAACACTGTGACCTAGAACCATATGAATTTATATATTATAAAGGCAATTGTCATATATATGAAGAACATATTAGTACAATTAAAGAACAATTGCAACGAGAACCATATGAGTTTCCAACGCTAACTATTATTAACAAATATGAAGATATAGAGGACTATAAAGAAGAAGATTTTATAGTGTTTAATTACAAACATCATGGTGCTCTACAATATAAGATGGTTGCATAATTATTGCATTTAATAATTATTGCATTTAATAATTATTGCATTTTATAATTATTGCATTTTATAATTTATTATAATTATTGCTTAAAAAAAAGCTACTATTATAATATATAATGTCTAGTTCAGCATTAGCTTCAGCGCGAAGGAGACGTGCTGGTGGTGAGGCATCAAGTGTACCTCAATTAGCATCACGCACAAATAAAATAGAGCCACCCGAAACACCCGTAACAAATCAACCTATTACGCCATTGCTAGTATTACAACAACATGAATTAAAAATTAAACAATTAGAAGGATTAATCACTAAAGAAGAAGACTATGAAGAGTTATTTGAACAAATAGATGAAAAGATTGATAAATTATTTACAGTAAATTTTGATGTATTTAATAAGGAGCTAAATGCTATAAAATCTCATATTGAAAGTTCTACTTTATTGAATGATGGCACAGCAAGCATTGATTCAACATCTGTTAATGCTATGAAGTCGTTAATTGAAGATAAAATAGCTATTCAGGCGTCTAGATTAGATGACTTTAAAAGTTCGCAAACACAACTTTTCAATCTTTTTAAGGAAGATACTAATAAAGTAGCAGAACTGTTAACTTCCAATATAGAATCAAAATTATCACTAATTAATAAGACAAGTGAACAGTTAGAAAATAAAATTGCTGAATTAACCAACACTAGTACTTTATCTAAGTTTGAAACCGAATTAAATACATTAAAAATGATTGTTATTGCTAATCAATCAAATATTATGGAAATAAATAATACCATAAATAATCTTAAAGCCACACTTACACTTCATAAAGAATATGTTGATGAAGTTAATAATAGAGTAGAAGAGCTATCTTCAAGTCAGACAACCAGAAACTCAACTCAAGCTCTCTTTAGTTCATTAATGTCTAATAATTTATTTGAAACTATGAATATGAATCGGCGCACTATGAATCCAAATAATATGGCTTATTGTTGTGCTGCAGGAGAGTGTGAGTCTAATAATTTTTGCGTTGAAAGTATGGAGGATTTAAATAATGATGAACTAATTATGGATGAAAACCAAATAGCAGAGTTATTGGAGATTAAAAATTTTGAAACAATCAATATTGATGAATCGATTGATGTATTAGAGTGTGATGTTGAAGAAATTGTTGAAAAGAAAGTTTCAACAAGTGAGCATGTAATTGAGCCTGTAATTGAACCACTAATTGAGCCACTAATTGAGCCAGTAATTGAACCACTAATTGAGCCACTAATTGAGCCAGTAATTGAGCATGTAAGTGAGCATGTAAGTGAGCCTGTAAGTGAGCCTGTAAGTGAGCCTGTAAGTGAGCCTGTAAGTGAGCCGTCGAATGTATAACCATTAAAAGATATACTTTATATAATCATAAAAATACGACTCGTGAATCGTTATTGAAATAATATAATTATATTATTTATTTTGTGTTAAAATCAAATAAATAATATGTATTAAAATAGTAGTATTAAATTAGTAATGTTAATAATTATAAATTTATTAATATTGTGCATAGTGTTATTTATATATATTCATATACATCATCATATTAAAACAAGTAATTATTTAGAAATATATGAAATAGAGAATCCATCAAAAGAGAAGTTGGAAGATTTAACAGCTATGAAACAACCATTGGTTATAAATAATTTGTCATTAAATACTATAACATTAGACTATTTACAAACCAATTATCCTACTTTTGAAGTGAGTATGTATAATAAAGTAACTGACCTTTTTATAAAATTAAAGTTGGAAGCATTTTGTAAACTAATGCAATCAAATGACAAATCGAACGACAAATCAAATATTATAACCTATAATAATTATGAATTTTTAGAAGAAACAACATTAGAAAAACAATTAGAAACAGCTGATTTATTTATAAGACCATATAATATGTTTTCTAAAAAATATGATATAATAATGGGTTCCGTTAATAGTGTAACTCAATTAAAATATAGTATTAATTCTAGAAATATTTTATATGTGTCGTACGGAAAAATAGAAGTCACGTTATGTCCTCCTAAAGACTATAAGTATTTACATGTAAAAAAAAATTATGAAACATTAGAATTTTGTTCAGAAATCAACATTTACAATGTTGAACCAAAATATTATGACGACTATAATAAAGTTAAATTGTTAAGAATACAATTAGTTCCCAATCAAGTATTACTAATACCACCATATTGGTTTTATAGTATTAAAATTCTTGAAACAAATAGCTTGATATTTTATAACACATATAGAACTTATGCGGGTTCTCTAGCAATAATGCCAGAATTATTTATACAGCTATTACAACAAGATAATCTTAAATTAAATATAGCAAAACATTTTACAAATACAATAAGCCCAACTGATGCAAATGTGTCTTACATAAATACTCAAGACGCAACTATAAGCGACGCAACTATAAGAGACGCAACTATAAGAGACGCAACTATAAGCGAAGCAACTATAAGAGACGCAACTATAAGAGACGCAACTATAAGCGAAGCAACTATAAGCGAAGCAACTATAAGCGAAGCAACTATAAGCGATTTAATAACGCAAAACACAAATATACATAATATATAAAATAAGACAAGTTCTATAACAAATAATAATAAATATAATAAACACTACTTATTATAGTTATTATAGTTAGTATAGTAATTATAATAACTATAATAAGTGATGTTGTTAAACAGTAAATATCTTGTATTGGAATATATATCAAGAGGACAATTTGGGCAAATAATTAAAGTCGAGCATAATGCTAATTATTATGCTATAAAAATAGGAGCAAAAGACATAATACAACATGAAACCGAAATTTATAAGCAATTGAAAGGCGTCCCAGCTATATCAAAAGTATATGATATATTTGAATATAACAATCACTATTGCTTGGTTTTAGACTATTATATTAAAACTTTACAAACTGTAAAAGAAGAGAGCTATGTAAATAGTACTGTTTATTTAATGCATATATTAAATTATGTAAAAGAGTTAATAGTTATAATAAAAGATGTTCACAATAAAAATATTATTCATAGAGATATAAAGCCATCAAATATATGTTTAAATGATACAAATAAGGTAGTTCTTATAGATTTTGGAATATCTAAAATCTATAAAAATGGCGCTATTCATAATAGCGAGACCAAAACAACAAGCATGTTGGGTAGTTTAAATTTTTCAAGTTTAAATGTTATTAATTGTATTGAACCATCACGACGGGATGATATTGAATCAATAATTTACGTTTTATTATATATGCTATTACCTAAGACCAGTTATCAGGACTATGACAAGCTAGATGTTATTCAAAAAAAAGATGTATTAATAAGTGTTACCTTTATTAGAAACAGTTTCCCGAATGAACTAGAATGCAATACATTTATAAAATTATTTACTTATATACGGCGTTTAAAGTATAACCAGCAACCAAAATATGACTATATCATAACTTTGTTATGTGATTTAATTAAATGATTAAATGAATTAATCTTACATACTAGCGTTAGAGAGACTTTGTTAAAATTATTATTAATCAAATTTGAATAAAAGTTGAGAGAATTGTATATAGTTACATTTAATAAAGAAGTTTTTTTATAGATTAATGCTAATAGAATTGTCTTTATATTATTGAAATAATATAAGTAATAGTTTGCCCACTTTATTTCTAAAAAATAATAATATTTGTTAAGGACATTTATTATATTGATTAATTCATCAAGTGTCACCTCATTGTCTTCAATAGTCATTAAAGTCTTAATCTTATGGGTTTTTTTAAGAATAAAAGCATTAATCTTTTCACTGTTGGTATTTGTTTTTTTACAATTCATATTTAAGATATATACTTGTAAATCACGAGGCAATCTATTATATATTATTTTAAGATATTTTCTGCGCCTATATCCTCTGTATATTTTTTGAATCTTTATAACAAAATTGTTATATAGTAGTATTGCATGATTAGAGCAATAATTGTCTTTATTACAATTAAATAATTGATATATGTTTTTTTTATTTTTTTTACAAGATTTGCACAACATTAATTATATAATAATAAAATAATTTAAAGGTTTATATATTAATAATATATATAATGTCTTCGGTAGGTACTACCACAAACCAATTTGTTGGAAAAGTGAAATGGTTCAATAACAAGTCCGGTTACGGCTTTATTACATTTTTAAATTCAAAAGAACATAAAGATAAAGACATTTTTGCCCACCACTCTTCGTTAAATGTTAAGGATGAAATTTATAAATATTTAGTTCAAGGGGAATATGTAGAATTTGAGGTACAAAAAATGTCAACGGGTGAACATGAATTTCAGGCAGTAAACATTAAAGGTATTTCACAAAATGATTTAATGTGCGAAACAAGACATAAGAATAGAGATAATGGAAAGGGTAATGAATTTGTAACAGTAAGACCAAAACGGGGTGGTGCTCGAGAGGATAGAAAATAGAAAATAGAAAATATTTAAAAGACTAATTATATATATTAATAATATATATAATGAGTTGTGTGGTCGCATCATTATGTCATGATATACCATGTAAAAATGCTGCATTGCTTCAAGAAAATCAAAAAATAGAACAAACTAAGAAGCATGTTCCGACATATATAATAGTAAGTGTAACGTGTATGGAGATTATGAGAGGCTATTATGAAAGGTATAAAGAAAAAAAGTCTAAGGGGTAGAAAATGTAATGAGAAAAGGCGTCAGTCCAAGAAAGCGATAAGAATAAGAGGAAGAGTAAGAGGAAGAGTAATAAGAAGGAGTGTAGGTATTATAGTTTAGCATTAGAGTTCCAAACGTGTAGTTCGTCGTGTGAGAGTGATTTCCACATAGC